ATTGCTGCAACGAACCATCGGCAGCCATCTTGGTGAACTCGGCGTTTAACGTAGCCAACTGCTGCTTTAGCCAATCCAGGGAGCCGTTCTCCGACACCATGCGGTAGAACTTCTCCAGATTGTCTTTGGCGTTTGAGATCAGACCGGAGAGCAGGCTCATGTTATCGGCGGCTGCACCAGCCGATTGCTGGCCGATCTCTTCCATCAGCGCCTTGATGGTGTCACGGCCCAGTTCCCCAGCTGACGATAGCTTTTCCAACTCGGCGGTGTTCTTGCCAGTGACCTTCTCCAGCATTTCCCAGACCGGCACGCCGCGCTCGATCATCTGCAGGATCTCTTCGCCCTGCAGCTTCTGCTTGGCCCATGCTTGGCCCAATGCCAAGCTGATGCCCTGCGCCTCTTCAAAACTGCCACCGAGCTTGTAGGTCTGGTCAACAATGGCCTGTAACGAGCCATCCATGGGGTCGAGCCCGAACGCTTTGAGGCGGACAAAGAGCTGTGTAACTTCGTCCAGCTGCAGCGGAGTTTCGGTGGCGAACTTATTGATCCAGGCGGTGGCTTCGGCGCCCCCCTGGATGGAGCCCATCACAGCCTTGAGCTGCACAGACAACCGTTCGGCCTGGTCACCACTGGCGAACATGGCCTTGAGGCTATCCCACAGCCTATCGACGCCAATATAAGCAGCGCCCAACGCCAGCAGGCGCGTGGTTACCCCGCCGACACTCCCAGCAAATGAGGCGGCGGCGGCCTTGCTGCCCGTCAGCTCTCGGGCTAGCTTCTCGGTGCGGGAGGCGGTTTCGGTGATTTCACGCTGGAGGCGATTCTGCTCGGTGCCCAGGTTGCGGGTATTGATGCCTGATTGTTTGAGCCCGGCCCCCAGCTTGGTGTAGGTTGCAGCTTGACGAACCAGTTGGGATTCGAGCTGTTTGACCTCGCTGGCCAGCAGCTTCTCTTGCTTGGCTAACTGCTCGGCATCACCGGCACCGGAAGCCTGCACCTTGCGTAGTGCTTCGAGTTTGTCGCGGGAAAGAACGGTCGCCAGCTCTAGTTGAGTCAGCGCATCTTTGGACTTGTTGAAGGCATCAATCTGATCGCGCTGCTGGCCGAGCTGCTGCAGACGCTGCGCCAGCTCTTTGGTCTCTTGCTCCACGGCGTTGGAGATAGGACCCAGATTGCCGACCTCTTTATTGAGCTCGGCAATCTCTTCGCGTCCCGTGGCTTTGGCGGCGAGTTCTAGCGCGAGTTTCAGATCTTTGTTGCTCATGAATGCCACAGGGTTGGATGGTTTAACCCCATGGTAATAAGGTGACGATATGGGTTGGGTTTCTGGTAGTTGAAACCTAATTGAGATTCGAGTAGGTATGATGTATTTTGCTACCTTCCCGACGTTAGGCAACTGGTTCGCCCGAGGATACTGGTTCGCCTGACGCTCCGTATGTCACATTGTGATGCCTTGCGCTCCATTCGCTACATGACGATTCGTCCTTGACGGTTCGACTGGCGCTACTGGGGTGTTAGTTAGTTGAAGCCATGCGCCTTGCGCTAGGACGAGTCGGGAGATATACGGAGGACCGTGATCATGAAGAAAAACCAAAAATCTTCTGGTTACGGCCTAGTTAAGGAGCGCATCGAGATAGCAAGAGACATCGTGGCACTTGCTGGAGAAATCATTGATTTTTCCTACAAGCTTGCCAAGTTTGCCTTGGTCATCTACGTGCTCATTGACATGGCTTGTAACTACCTCAAAAGGACTATGTGGTTTGATGTCAGGACCAAGATGGCAAACCAAATTTGAGGTAAAACCCGCTTCTTGGGTTTACGTTCCCACTCCAGATATGGATTTCCTCGGAAAGCAGATCCATGCATTAGTATTGAAACACTGGCGAATTCCAAACAACTATTACCACCTGCAACCTGGTGGCCACCTGGCGGCCCTACGTCATCACTTTGACGACCATTATTTTGCGCATCTCGATATAAGAAACTTCTTTGGCTCGATTAGTAATAGTCGGATCACCCGTAGCCTAAAGGCCTTTGTCGGCTACGAAAGAGCCCGAGAAATAGCCAAAATATCAACGGTCCCAGTTTCCAATGGGCAGCCTCACAGCCACTGTCTGCCTTATGGATTCGTTCAATCCCCAGTTCTTGCGTCCATCTGCTTGCAACAAAGTCATCTCGGGACGCAGATCGCATCTATCAGTAAGTCAAACACGATAAAAATTAGTCTTTATATGGATGACCTGCTGATATCCGGTACGGATGAGGACGAGGTTAAAGCTGCATTCGAAATGCTGAAAGTTGCAGCTGAAAAGTCAAAATTCCATCTGAATATTGCAAAAGAAAGCGCTCCAGCTACTGAAATTGTTTGCTTCAACATTGCGCTGTCTCATCAGTGCATGATGATCACGGATGAACGACTCCACGACTTCGCTCGGGATTATCTCGCAACGGATCACCCCCCTATACAGCAGGGCATCGAGGGCTATATTCGTACCGTTAATCCAGAACAGCTAGCTGCCTTCCGTGAATTGCTAGCTGTGCCAGAACCACAACCTTAACGGCAGTTACGCCGTTTCTAGCTGCTCCACATAGTAGGGCGCATCCTCGCCAGCGACCATTATCAGCTCCCCTTCCAGGGTGATATCGATGGCCTTCTCGCTCATAAAGTCCACTGGGTTCTTGGGGCTCAGGCTGGCGAGGGGCACGGTCAACTTGACCGGAGTACCATCGATCAGATTGGTGCCATCCAGCATCACCTTGGCATCGATAGCAGGCTTGAGACTGCCATTGATACGAGAGCCGGTTACCGCGTTATAGCTATAGCTCAGCGTGCAGCTGCCGCCCGCCTTGATGGCCCCGCCCTGGGTGGCCCGGATCAAGCCCATGGCAAAGTTCACCTCGACATCAGTCCCAACCACCAAGGATGCCGCTGCCGGACCGGTTACAGTCAATCCGACACTGGCCAGGTTGGTGTTGGGCAGCTCCGCCCAGGCAGGCCAGGCGGGCAAGGTCACGGCCAGATCGGTTTTGGCTCCGCTGCCCTGATTGATGGTCACACGTTGCCCCATAAAGGCGGCGGCCAGCATCACGGGAACGACTTCATTGGTTGTGATCGTGATGATGGTCGGCTTGCCGGTGTAATAGGTTAACCGCGACTGGCCATAGCCTTCCTTCTTCTTGGAGGGAATAGTCAGCTTGTTGGCATCAGGTTTGATTTCCAGTTTATCGACTTCCAGGGGACCAAGCAGGCCGGTGAACACACCGTCTTCCTTGGGGTTGATATACATGGATCCTGAAAAATGCAGGGTCTGGGCTTCTTGATTCATGGATGTTCTCCTTTGAATTTCAACGTAATTTCAAATGCCAGCGGCAGATAGGCGACGCCTGCCTTATAACTGGGCCGCACGGATGGATTCACCCGCACGAAGGTAGACTGGCCAAACGGCTTTCCAGCGATGGCCGACAGTAGCCGGTACAACCAAACCCCGGCCGTCACCTGCCCTGCGGTGGCTCTGTGGGTCAACAGCACCAGCCATTGCTGCTCGGCTTTACTGGTCAATCCGGACTGATGCCCCTCACCGACCCGATCGCCCTGATAGAGAATGTGCACGGCCGGTACTAGCTGGCCGAGGTTCTGCACATCGACCATTTCTGTGGCAATCAGCACCTCGACCAAGCCGAGCGACTTCAACGGCAGGATCAACTCCCGCAGGCGCTCGCCAGCCGCAAGCCAATCGACATCCGCCATCAGATAAAACCTCCCGCCTGACGGCCAAACACCCGGCCATCGGATTGCAGTTCGGCCAGGTTCTGGCTCTCCAGTTGCTCCCCATCAACTGATAACCCCAGCGCCAGCTCTCCACGGCCGACCGACTTCAAGAACGCCACAGCGGCTTCATACCGCTTGGCGATCTGCTCCGGCGCCTGCTCGCCATAGAGCCGGTGGCGGGCAATATCGCAACAGATCGGTACCAGCGCCGTCGGTACATGGGCCAATGGCAGCGGGTAACGGCC